AGCGAGGTCAGCAGCGTGGTCGCCGCCGCTACGGTCGGGTAGGTGCGAACCTGAAGCAGATACCCATCCGCCGCCACCACCGCCACATTGACTGGCGAGAAGGTGACAAACTCGTTTGCCGCGAGGTTGGCCGTGAAGTTGGCCGAGCAGGTGATGACATCGCCCGCGACATTGGTGACGGTCGTATTGGCTGGCAGTTTGAATAGGCTTGTCTGTACGAAATCCCCTACTTGGGGCTGGCGCGTCAGGGCAGTGCGATCCGCCGTGGTGACCGTGACCGTGTTGCCGCCAAGCACACCGCCGCTCGCCCGGCGCACGGTATTCGCAAGGAACGCCCAGGAGGCGCCGTAGCCCGATCCGGTATCAATCTTGTACTCGAAGATCAGGTTTTGACAGTCCGTACCTGTAACCGCGCACCCACCCGCGAAGACGGTATGTCCATACATTTTGAGCGGCGTGGTCCAGTTCACCATATCAGTCAGGCGCGAGATAATCATCGAGCCAGAGCCGTTGAAGCCAGAGCCTATGCCAAGTGTTGCCGAACATTGCGCTGCTGACGCAAGTGTTGGCTCGTTAGCCATAATGGTAATTCGGCCAGTAGTGGTCGAATTATACGCATCGTCCCAATGCGAGCCTGCGTTGCCCGATGCCCCTACACGCTGGTTGGTCCAGCGACCGCCGCGCGAAATGGCGTTTGCCGTCGCTATGGTTTGCGGTGTAGCGCCATCGCCCCAGACATCATAGGCGGCAAAAACCGGTGTAGAAAGAGCCTGCTGAATAACGCCCAGCCGCAAATTAACCGCGTAGCACCGCCGCACCTCGGAGGTTGTCCCTGCCGCGCCAACTGAGACAATATATCCAGCGGGGTTGATCGTGCCTGCGTTCAGCGGGGCGGCGGGAGAGCCAATGTTCCGAACGGTGAGATTGGCGGTGAAACCTGTTGTGCCGATATAATCAGTGAATGGGTGGTTATTGTCTATTCCTGCAAGAGCAGACAGGCCATCAACCAAGATATTCGTGCCTTGCACACCAATCGCTCGTGATGCCACGGCAGGTGTGGTGCCGGTCATATTGTCGCAATGCGTCGGGTTCCGAATAGCAAAATTCTGCACATTGAAGCTGGCCGCGCCCCCGACAAGCGTGCAATTCACAAATTCGCCGCCAGACGACGCCACTTGTACCAGAATAGGAAGCTGCCCAACAGCAGCGGTTCTCTGTGACCGGCCCTGCACCCCCTGCTTGATCTGCTCAAATCTGGAATTATACGCATTGATATTTGCTGAAGCTATAGTTTGGAAAGCAGCACCAAATGCCCGCACAATCCTAGAGTCATATAGAAATAAATTCGCGCTGTTTTGAAGCACCAATCCGCTACCATTTTGGTAAAGAACCGGCGCGATACACGAATTTCGAATTTCAGTATAGAAGTTTAAGATGGACAGAGTATTTGCAAAAACTGAGTTCTTGAGGGTGAACGTGATGGGAGTTACGTTTGTCAACTGCCAACCAAAAGCGACAGTGTCTTGGTTGAACACACCCCCCGAGATATTCATAACGTACCGCGCTTGATACGAAACATATTGAGCGGTGTAGTCTGCCGCCGTGGACGTTCCAAGGATGACGTTCGGGATTCTGATTTTCAGACCAGAGGCAGGCTTAAAACCCGCATTGTTTGTCCCTCGCTTGGCGAACTGAATGGTGCCGGCGAAGGGATCGGAGTAGAAAAACTTGCCGCGCACGTCGGTAGGGATGAAGGCGTGGCTGTTTTGGATCACAGTCCAAAACCCCACATACATGCCCTGCGCAACGCTGCCGGTGTAGGTTGGCAGACCGCTTGAATAGGTCGGGGTCGCAGAGTCAGCCAGGGCGACGAAGCTAGTCAGGTTGGTGTTGTTAATGTGGTTCAGCGTCACACTGACTTCATACCAGCCGCCGCCCAGCGAAGTGATAGAAGAACTGACGCCGGTTGGCGAGCCGACGCTAGGGTTGGCGATAATGGTACCCGCCGCCATGTCCACAAGCGCACCGTATCGGTCAGCACCGCCGTTGGTGGAAAGCTGCACGACGCACCATTGGCGCGTTTCCTGCTTCACGATTGCGCGATGAGTATACGACCCTCCTTCCATCTGTAGCGCTTGCAAATTCTGGCCGTTCCACGAGTGGACGCCGCTTGCCGCAGTCTCCCGCACACGTTCCGCCGCTGGATAATTCGGAGGGCCGGCGATTGCGTTTCTCGTGAAGGTTGTGTTCGTGTTCCCCGAAGCTAGGTCTGTATTTGGGTACAGGCCATTCCACGCATCGGCGGCATTGGCCCACCACTCATAAACGCCCGATCCCGGCGCAGTCTCAACCTGCACGGCGGGAAATTCGTCGCGCACAGGCATCTGGATTGTCTGATTGTCAGTGCCGTCAGTCGTGCCAATTTCGTGCCAGTCCCCCGTCGCGGTGGCGTTCGCCATGCGAGGCGTAGTCATGGTGGAGCCGCTTGCCCCAACAACGTGAATCCAGCTTCGCTTGCCCGCATTGGCGGCGACAATCGTAGCGCCCCCCGGTAGCGTTACGGTCTCGCCAGCCTGGAAATTCCCGGTCTTGGACCTTAGCTTGATGAAGCCCGCCGCAGGCATCGCACCGCCCGCCGTGGCAGGCGTGAACGATCCACTAGCCCATACACGGGTAAGCTCGCCTGTCGCGCCGCTGGTACCTCCTGTAACCGTATTGGACCCAAGGGCGGCTTGTGTCGGGACAAGACCCACGGCCACAGAGAAAGGCACTTCCCATATCTGAGTGCCATCAATCGCCACCACGCCACCCAAGGTTGACGACACCGGGATGTTGCCAAAAACCGCCGCCTGCTGGTTCCAGCGCGTGTCAGCGTTAATCGTGAGCGACCCGCCGTTGATCGTGATGCTTTCGCCGTCCAGCAGCCCCGAGATCGCGGCGCTGTCATAATTGACGGCTGTTGTGATGGTTTGGTTAGCCATTTACTTCGCTTTCCGCGAAAGCCATTCGGTCATTAAATCCAACCCGCGCGTGCCCATGGCACCAGCCAGGCCAGCCGCGCCGGCGGTGATGAAAATCGCCCAGGAATCTGCCTTCAAGGCCGGGTCAAGCCACACCGCAGCCGCGGCGGCGATAACCCCTAGCGCCGCGCCAACAAAGGCTTCAATCACCAGCCGCCAGCCACGCGCGCCGCCCTGCGCGGCGAAGGCCACGCGCACAACCGCGCCCATGCCAGCCGCAGCCGCCGCCACTTTGGCAATAAAGCCAAGTGAATCTTCCGCCATATTGGAATTCCTTACGGATACAGGATTAGATTGGCGGCTTGAGCCGCGCGGAAACGCCCAACCAAAGGCCAATGGCCGCTGCGATCAGTGCAACCAAAAACAGTCGCTCATGCGCGCCGGCGATGGCCACGGCCAGCGCCGCGCCAGCGGTCACAAAAAGCGCATCTTGCGTGCAATCGCGCGCATTGGCCCAGCCGGGGGCGCGGAAGAAGTCAGGCACTTCCTTGCCCAGCGCATAGCCAAGCGCCGCAGCCAGAAAGGCCGTGTGCGGCGGCACAAAGAACAGCGCCCCACCAGCCAGCACCGCGCCGATTAAGGCGTGCGCCATCTGCCCAGCCGCCCAGGCAAACCAGCTATCACGCTGCGCGCCCGGCCTTGCCAATTCCGCCAGGATCAGGCGAAGCTTTTTCATCAGACGCCAACCGCCGCGGCGGCGATAAACATCTGGTCAAGCTGCGCATCAGTAAGCCCAAGCTGGGTGCCGAGTGTGGCGATAAGCTGGCTGTTGCGCGGGAAGATCGTGGTGTATTCCCACGCTTGCCATTCCACCCCGCCAAGGGCGCGGAGCGCATCATCCACATCCTGGAACAGGCTACGGCCCTGCGCACTGCCCGGCATGCCCATCAGCAGGGCGCGGGCCTGGAAGTTGGACACTTCCTGCGGCACTGCCCGGCGGTCAATTTCTGCCGCCTTCGCTGCGTCAATCGTGATCATAGCTGCACCCCTTCAATTTCCAGAACCTCGGCCTTCATTTGGGCGATCTTGGCTTGCAGCGCGGCGATTTCAGCCGCGCGATCTACCTCAAACTTCGCCGCAGCGTCTTGCTCTGCAGGGGCAATGCGCGCTTCAAGCTGCGCGATTTCCGCCGTGAATTGCCCAATCCACCAGCGATGCGGCCCAAGGCCGGTGCCGTCTGGGGCGCTAAAATCTGCCGTCCAGGCATCGCGATATGTGCGGTTTTCAGGGATCAGTGCAGCATCAATAATGCGGTACGGGACGCCGAAGGGCACATCCTTGCGCGCGATTTCCTGAATGGTCAGGCCGCATTCAAGCGGGCGAATGACCGCGATGGAGGTTTGATTCGGGGAGATGATGGCTTGCATGGCGGGTTTCCTTATCGCACCACAATCACGTTCACATTTTCGACATCTACATTGGTGTCGGTACTATTGTCAGAAACACCAATCCTCAATGAAGTCGTTGAATAAATTGCTGGCCAAGCGGTTGCCGCATTCGCGCTGGCCAAAGTGCCCGCGCTACCACCAGATACAGCCGCCGCGTAGTTTGTCCCTGGCATGGTGAAGTTGAAATTCACCGTGTAGTCACCCAACCCATTATCAGTGATGCTGGTGACGCCGCCGCTGCCGCGAATAGCCACCGCGCCGGTCCCGTTAAAATTTACCCAGGCGCGGCAACCGAAGGCCAGCGCGGCGGAACCATAGCCGGAATTGAAACTGAGGTTACCCGCTACATCCACCCCCCCGCTGGCCGCGACACCCATGCGCTCCACGCCGTTAGTCATCATATAAAAGCGGGTATTGGTTTCGGTCCCCATAAAACTAGCAGCCGAATCGCTGCCACCGATCAGGGTTGAAGGCGTTCCGACACTGGACACCAGCCGCAGGCGCACATTGCTTTTCTCAAATCTCGCGTCTGCACTTGCAGCCAGTAACGCGGCCGCGGAAATCGTCATCCGCTCCACGCCGGCACAGGAAATGGCCAGCACACCATCAGACTTTAGATAAATCCCCGTATCACTATCAGAAGAAAACGAAAATGTGGGCACCGTAGAAAACCCATTATCCAAAATAAGCCTTGCGATCGCCGGGGCGAAGGTATTTGCAGAAATATCAAAGAAGCCAACTGCCAACCAATCCGCCCCATCATAGATTTTTAGGGTCCAGACCGATGCGCTGGGCGTATCATCATCCAGCCACATCATGCCAGCGATGGGCGCAGGCGGGGCATTCGGCCCCTTCATGGTGCTGGCCAGCGCGGCCAGGGCGGCGTTCGCATCAGCCCGGAATGCCGCACCGGATGCGTTATCAAGAATCATATCATGCTGGGGCATCAGATCACCTCATCCGCCGCCACGCGAAGCTGCGTGACTTCGATGTTGTATTCAGGTTGATAGGAACGAAGCTGCGCGCGAAACTGAAACCCGCGGGCCTTAAATTCCGCACTATCCAGCCGCTGCCAGGCAGACCAGGTGGGCGACCCGGCCGGGTTATCATTGGTGCGCCGCGCTTCAACCCAGGCGTCAGCCTCACCGCCGAAAACATCATCAATGCGCCCCCATTCATCAATGGGGGACACGCGCTGATCCCAGTTGGCGCCGAAGGAAACCACATTAGCCAACAGATGTGAACTCAGCCGAATTGATTTGACGCTGCCCAAATCTATCCCGCCCGAAAAAGTATAAACGCCGGATGGCCTTGCAAGGCCAAGCGCATCCACATCCACCACCGCATCAACACTGGCAATGGAATCCCAGTTCCCAGCGCTGTCCAGCTTCAGCACGCCAGCCGATGCCAAAACATCAGCCTTCACACCTGTGAAGCCCGCATCTTCCTGCACGCTGGTGACATTGGCGAAGGGCAGCGCCGTGGCCTGACTCGCCTCAATAGAAGCAGCCGCACCATACACCCCGCCAGCATCCACAGGACGGATCAGATACGTGCCAGCGCGCAGCGGCACGGGGGCATAGGTGGCTTCACCATTCAGCGCCGGGCCCAGGCTGGTAGCATTGGCCCAGGGCGGGCCGCCCACGCTTGGCGAATGCCGAATTTCAAAGCGCCCGCCCACCCGCACATCAATTTCGGGATGCCTATCCCAAGCAAGCCACGCGAAGCCGCCGATGGATTGCAGGTTTAAGCCCGTTACAGCACCAGGGGGCTGTGCCGCCAAGCCACCCACAGAAAAGCGCAAATATGCCCACTGCCCCTCAGCCGCCGCGGTAACAGCCCGCACCCGGAAATCGTAAGTGCCGCTTTCCAAATCAAGCACCCGCGCCGGCGGCACCGGCACCCCCACGGCGGACTCCCAAGAAGCTGCGCCTTCCCGCGCGTATTGCACCTGGTATTCGCGGATGAAGGGATTTTCTGGTGGCAGAAAATCCAGCGCGACAGCAGTGCGCACGCCAGCACCGTCGCGCGTGACGTAAAGGCTTTCAGTGGCGGCCAGGCCTTTGGGCGCAGGCACATTGAACGGGCTGGCCAGCGTGGTGTCTGCGATGTAAGGCGTATTCGCGGACGCATCCCAGATCCAGGCGTAGGATGATGCCTGTTCTTCCTGCATGATCAGGCTGATCAAGCCGCTTTCCGGGCTGAAGGACCAGGACATGATGCGGAAGGGCTTGGCCACCCATCCCAGATCGGGGATGGTCAGTGCCACCACCTGCCAGACAGCTAGGTCAAGGCTGGCGTAGCGAAAGCTGCCCTTGAACATGATGGATTGACGCGCGCGCAGCAGAAGCTGCTTTGCGATACGCTGGGCGCGCGTGGCGTCCAGCACGAAGGGCAGATCAATTTCCCGCCAAATTTCTTCGCCATCTTCCGTGATCAGCGCCGCCGATTGCTGGGGCGGGAATTCGGAAGACTGCCAGAAGCGGCCCGGGTCAATGAAGTTTCCGCGCACGGAATTGAACAAGTCCCGGCGCGGGGGCTTGGTGGTGACCTCAAAGTCCCCCGCCATGTCAGAAGGCGTCAAGGTGATGGCTGGCGCGTTATAGGCCCCGCCATAGATGCGGTATTTCCCCGCCACATAAACCAGCGCGCCTCCGCCGGGCGCCAGCATTTTTTCAATCACATCAATCGGCGCTTCATCCAGCGTGAAGCTGCCATCCAGCGTATAGCGCTTTTGCGCTTCCGTGCCAGCCTGGTTCAGGGGCACGGCTTCATCGGCAAGGTTGGCAGCGGCGATGAAGCTGGGCAGGTCTATTTCATCATCCGTCGCGGCCAGGCCGTATTCGGCTTTCAGATAGTCCAGGATGCAAAGCGCCCAATTATTGCTGTAGCCTGTTGGGGTGGAAGGCCCACCCAAAACTGTGTCGCGCGGTTCGGGTATTTGCGTCTTGCCTGTTACCTCCGCGCTGATATTGGGAATGCCATAGGGGAACAGATCGGCATTAAAGCGCATGCGCAGGTAGATGTAGGTGATGCCCGTTAGCTTATCAGCGGCGGCCCAGCCATCCGGGCTATTCGCCACCAAATCCGCATCGGCGCTGGTCTGCGTACCAAGGTAGCGCTTGACATACACATTGTTGGCGAAGCGCCCGGCGACCACCAAGCCATTCCCGTCAATTTCTGCCGACGCGACGCGCGTTTCACCAAGCCAGATCGCGTCTATGCTTTGGCAGGGATGATCCGCCAGCGGGATCACCAGCATGATCCATTCTTTCTGCGCGCCGTAGGAAGCGGCGTAGATCAGCGGGCCGGATACGCGGGCGCGGCCGTAGATGATGCGGCGGGCTTCCGCACTACCACGCACTAGGCGCTTGGCGTCCTGCGCTTCTGCCGCCGTACCGGTTGCATCCCGAGACTTCGGCTTCCCCGTAATGCTTTGCACAAGCTGACCACCAGCATAAGCGACAACCGCGCCGGCCAAAGCGCCGATCATGGTAGCGCCGACAATCCCAATCGTTATGCCCGCGACAACAGCGCCCGTCACGGCGGCAGTGACGCCAGCGGTCGCAACCGCCGCGACAACCGCAACCACCACCATCGGCATGGCCTATACCCCCCAAGCCAGGGCGGCGCGGCGCAGCGGCACGAAGGCCAGGCCGCGCGCGCCAGGGGCTGCGATGTGCGGGCCTGTCACCACACCGCACACCAACTGATTCTCAAGCCCAATCAGCGCCACATCGCCGCGCTGCGCGCCTGCAGGCGGCACTTCCTGCGCACCGAAGGCCGCCATCACGCGCGGCAGGAAGGCAGTGATACCACCTTCGCCCATCAGCGCTTCCGCCTGTGCCTCAGTCATGTAGCGGCCACGATAATCGGCCAGGAAATCCCGCCCGGTCATGGCCAGCACCGCATCTGCGGCCAGCACGCAACAATCATTCACCGCCCAGTCAAACGGAATATCCCGCCGCGCTTCAATGAAGGCGGCCAGCCTTTCAGGCCAATCGGGCAGGCGGGCGGCGCGGATCATCCGGTGAAGCTCCGCGCCGGCCAGATGATTTCCTTTTCCGTGGTGGCAGAAAGAAACCGAAAGCTGCCATCGGCGGGATCACGCCGGCGCTGTTCATCATCTGTGAAGCGCTGAATGCGGGGGAGGTCCCAATCCGCCAGCCGGTTTTCCAGCCGGCAGGTCACACTGGCCTGGGCGCCAAGGGAAATATCAAGCTGGTCCATCCGGCCCCGAAACACCACCAAAGGCGTGCCGATCACTTGGAAGGTGGCGGGGTCAAGCTGCACTTCCCAAACCGTGCCCTTGCGGCCCTGATAGGCTTGGCCCAGCGCATAGGCCACCACATCACGCGGTACGCCGGAAAGCTTTACCACAAGGCCACAGGCGCGCAATTCCGCGCTTTCTTCCGCGACGCTAATGCTGCCAAGCTGGCCCACGCCCAGGAATTCGGCGCCGCCAATCATGATGCTGTCATGCCCGCCATGGAAGCGCGCAAAGCCATCCGGAAAATCCAATTCACACGCCACAGTGCGCGCCACATGTTCAGCCGCCGCGGCGGCCTGCTGGGCGCCCGAAAGCCCGCGGGTCATACCAAGGCCTCCCGCATGGTGATGGTCACCTGGCCAAAGCTGGGCGGGCGGATATTCAGGCTGGGCGCTTCATCCTGCGGCAACATGAAGGCGCCGACCGGCGCGGCAATTTCCACCGCCGCACCATTGCTGCCCGCGCGGCGAATGGGCGGGCTGATGGTCAGTGCCGCAATGCCTGAAGGATTGGCCGAGGCATTAGCAACCACCTGGTGCAGGCGCTGCCTGCCGCCCAAATCCACATAGGAAAGCCAATCGCCTGCGCGCATGGCCTGGGCATTCGCAGTCCAGCCGCTGGTGGAAAGCACTTCGCCGGATTGCCCGGCGCCATTGATCGCGGGGAAACCGCCACCCGTAGCGCGGCGCGGCGACCAGATGGGCCCATAGGTGAAACGCCCGGCCCGGCCACGCAGCCGCGCCAGAAAGGCGGATAATTCGCGCCGATCATCCGGCGAAAGGGTCTGCCAGGTGACTGTGAATTCCCAGCGCGCGCCCGGCATTTCCAGCGTTTGCATGGTGCCATCGAAGGGGCTTTCATGCGTCTGCGTCAGGCCGATCAGCTTTTCAGCGGCTTCAGATGGGCGGCGGATGGTGGGGAAGGTCAGCACAGGCATCAGCGGCGGCCCATAATTTTGGCGGCATTGCCGCCACGGTTCACCGCATCCAGCATTTCAGCCTGCGCTTGCTTGGTTGCCATCAGCATGGCCGCACGGATTTTCTGATCAACAGCCGGGTCTGCGCCGCGCGCGTCAATCGTGATGGTCTGGTTGATCACCACGCCGCCCTGCCCGCCGCCACCCGCGCGCACCCCAAGCTTGCCATCGGCGCCGCGCTGCAAGGGCATGATGGCTTCCGGCCCGGCTTCACCCATCAGCCCCATGCCGCGCGCCATGGGGAACATGGTGGGGGAGGATACAACGCCGCCATTGGCGAAGGGGATCACGTTGCCGCCCCAGAAGGCGTTGCCATTGGCGGAGGGAAGGAACGGCCCAACCGAAGATGCGGATGAATAGACTGGAACGCCTTGTGAGTTACCAGCCGCCGAAAAACTGAAATTGCCCATAAGCGATTTCATGCCACTAGAAACCGCGCCAGAAATGGCTTCACCAGCTGGGCCGGTCACCGCCGTGCGCAGGATGATGCGCGCGATGTCCCGTTCCAGGGATTGCAGAACTTCGCCAAATTTCTTGCCATCCAGGATCGCGTCTTCAAAGGCGCTGCTGAAGGACATGCCCATCTGCACGCCCATGCGGTCTGTGCGTTCGGTTTGCTTTTCCGCGCGTTCCAATTCATTGGCGAAGCGCTGTGTCGCGCGAGTGAGTTCTTCCGTGGAAAGCGCGCGCACCCGCACGCCATTGATTTCTACGCCCTGGGCTTCCGCTTCATTCAACCGTTCTTGCAGCGCGGCCAATTCTTCGCGCTGGCGCTGATAGCGTTCAAACGCTGTTTCATTCGCGCGCAGCAGGGATTGCTGTTCGCGCAGCGTTTCCGCGAAGGGGTCACGGCCTGCCGCAGCCGCGCGCGCGGCCGCACCGCCACGCGGGGCGGTGACTGTGGTGGCAGGCAAGGCGCCTGCGGTACCGCCGGCAGGATTCAAGATACGTTCCGCCTGCTGGCGCAGTTCTTGTTCACGCTGATTGAGCGCGCCCATTTCGCGCTGCAATTCCTCAAGGCGCATCCGCTCCTGAGCCAGCAGGCTTTCCGGCGTTTCGCCGGTTTGCCCCTGCGCCGTGCCGACCAAGCCCGAACGGATGGAACCGCGGCGGCCAGGCGAAATGCCCGTGCTACCTTGCTGCAGTTGTTCAATGCGGCTTTGCGCCGCGCTGATCTGCAAATCCAACTGCGCGCGCCGCTCGGCCGTATTCAACCCGAAAATCAGGCGGTTCAACCCATCAATCACGGAAACAATGGCCGGCGCCACGTTGGCGACCATGTTATTCGCAAAAGCGGAAAAACTGGCGCTCAGCGCTGCCACCTTATCCGCAGCCTCATCGGCTTTCGCGATCAGTTCCGGGCTGGCGATGGTGCCGAAGCGAATTGCCTCAGCCGTCATGGCCACCAAACCTTCGCGGCCCTGCGACAGCATCGGGATCAGCTTTTGCCCAATGCGGTCCCCAAACATGGAAGTGACCACTGCCGCGCGCTCAGCCGGGCTTTCAACTTCGCGCAGCCTTTCGGCAATATCCACCAGCACGGCTTCAGTCGGGCGCGCCTGGCCTTCAGTATTGCGGAAAGCAATGCCCAACCGCGCGAAGGCCTGCTCCGCCGCCTGCTCACCGGTTGCAGCATCGGCAATCTTGCGCGTGAGCGCAGCCAGGCCGCGCTGCAATTCTTCACCACTGATGCCAGCCTGTGTGGAAGCAAGGCTTAACGCCTGCAGCGCATCTGTGGAAACGCCAAGCTGGTCCGCCAATTCGCCCAGACCACCAACCGCATCGATAGCATTCTTGGTGAACGCAGTCAGCGCGCCAACAGAAATCCCCGCCAACACCGGCCCAAGCAGCGAAAACGCCCGCTGCGCCACTTGCGCGCCCTGGGCGAGTTTGCCCATTTCGCGGCTGCCAGCTTCACCCACATCACGCAGGCCCTGCTTGACTTCCAGCGCGCCATCCATACCAAGGCGGATCGCAACCCTATGCTGTGCTTGCGCCATCGGTTGCCTCCTTTTCATTGCTGGCCTGCGCCATGCCGGTGCGGATCGCGACCAGCATCTGTGCTGCCGGCCAACCTGAAACACCGCCTTCACGCATCAGCGCCAAGGCGGCAGAAATATCCAAAGAAAGCCCGTTCATATCTGCCTGGACGCAGCCCATGGCGGCATGCCAGGCGGTGAAGCCTTCCGCCGATTCTGGCGAATTCGCTTCATAGGGACACTTGTCGCCGCAGCTTTTTTCAAGTGCGGCGCAGCCTTTACAGTATGCAGGACCGGCGCCGAAGTGCCATTCGGCGCGGGCCCTTAGCCGTTTCCCTCAGCACTCACTACCTGGATCGGGCGCAGCGCCGCATCCCAAAAGGCGCTGGCCATGGCTTCAATATCCATCAGCCGTTCCGCCGCATCGCCGGTCAGGGGCAGGGGCGCATCATCCGGCCCCACCACACCTTCCCAGGCTTCAATGGCAAAGCGCGCCAAGGCCTTTGCCATCAGCACAAAGGCCAGGCCCCGGCTGATGTCAGGATCCAATTCACCGCCGGCGGCTTCTGCCGCTTCACGCCCCAGCCGCGCGGCGCGGTGCTGCGCGGCGGAAACAATGGCCGTGGTGACGGGCTTAATCCGCACGCGCACGCCATGCGGCAGATCGGCCCAGAAGGGTTCGACCGGCAGATCAAGCTTAAGCATAGACAGTGCCGGCTTGGTTGTTGCGCAGCACCACCGTCATTGCGCGGGTAGCCGTGGCATTGAAGGCTGCGCGGAAGTCAAACGTGGCTTCCACCCCGGCTGGGCCGGTGATCGGCGTTTTGGCAAGCGCCAGATACGCTTCATGCACCGTGAAGGTCAGGCTGGTGTTCGCGTCAATCGTATAGGCAAAGGCGAATTCCGCGCTTGTGCCGGTATCGGCTTGCGTCAGCAGCGTGGTGCTTTCAAAGCGCGTAGTGACCTGGCCGGTAATAAGCGAAACGCCGGGATCAATACCTTCCAGCTTGCGATCCGCGCGAATGGTGCGGACCATTTCCATGTTGTTGTTAAAATTCAGCCGCGCGCCAGTCACCTGCGCCAGGGCCGAACCACCCCGGCTGATGCTGCCCTGGTGTTTGCTGAAGCGCGTATAGGCCGCGCTGGTCGGCGTGCCGGCGGCAGTGGTTGCCGCGCGGCTACTGCCCTGCGCCATCAAGCCAATAGTCGCCTGGGCCGCGCCGGTTGGGCTGAAATCAATATCCAGGCTGCCCGCCCGCGCACCCACACAGACTTCGAAGGAAGGCACATCGGGATGCGCAATTTCGATGGCCTGGGATGGCAAGCTGGCCGCGCCGGAAGCAAAGGTGTGGATGAAGTTCGGGTTGCTGCCCGTGGTGACCGGCGCGCCAAACAGCATGCGCAGCCAGTGACCGATATTGATCACGTCAATCGGCACCACGGCATTGCCCTGCACCGTAATAATGTCCTGGAAGGGCGCAGCGGAATCGCGGTTATTGCCTGCCGCCAGCACGTCAGACTGAATCAGGGGCTGTTCCGCGCCCAGGTCAATAGACATGAACGGCATGCGCAGCCAGTTGCCACCAGGCGCGGTGCCATACGTACTTTCTTTGATCATGTGAATGCGCCCATTGGCGCCAATGGCACGCGGCATGGCGGTATCCTTCCGGTCAGGAAAGCGGCGTTTCGGCCGCGGTGAATTGCAGGGTTACGGAAAAGCGCGCGGCACGCAGGGCAGCAGCGCCTTCAAATTCAATGTCTTCCAGATCGGCGGCGCCGACCTCGGCAAATTCCACCGCACCGCCCAGCGTGCGGTTGGCGGACACGCCAGCGGACAAGGCGACCAGCAAAGCATCAATCGCCGCGGCGCGGGCGGCGGCAGTATTGCCAGCCACCACCACTTCCACTTCGGCGGCGTGTTCAATGTGGTAGCGCAGCGGAGACATGATGGCTTCAGAAGCCACCACTTCCCCATCCCGCACTACCACCAGGCCACCAGCGGGCAGGCTTTGCGGGTAGGGTTCATTGCGCAGCACCACGGGCTTGGGCGCGGGCCGGGCGGCGGCGGATGCGGTAATCTGCGCCACCAGCGCGGCAATCGCCGTTTCACGTGCGGACATTTGCGCGGACCTCCTTATCCCATTCCGCGACAACGCGGCCCGGGATGCGCGCGGCGATTTGTTCGGCGGGCTTGCGAATGTCCAGGCGCTTGGGCAGTTTCACGGCAGGCGTCAGGATGAACATGGGCACCATGCCCTGTGCCAGTAGGCCGCGCGCCCAGGCTTCACGCCCCTTGCGGTTGCCAGTGCCCACTTCCGCCACACCGCCCGCCATCAGCCGCGTGCGGCGCTGCTTGCCGGTGTTTTCGCCACGCTTCAAAGGCAGGCACCAGACAAAGCCCTTGCCGGATTTGAAAGGCCGCATGAAGGCCTGCTTGCTGGCCACCATCTGCGCGGGCGTCACGCGCATGCCGCCATTGCCCCGGCCACGGCGCCCGCGATCCGCGTTGAAGCCAGTGGGGATTGCCAGAAACTTTTTCCCACCCTTGGGCCGGATCATGGCGCCTTTTTCGAAGGCGTCCACAATGGCTGGCACCTTGGACCAAACCAGCCCCGCCGCGCCCAGGTTTGGCCTGCGCGGGAAGGTGCGGGCGCGCCAGGCATTGCCAATGCCGCGCCCTTTGGGGCCGAAAGCGGCGCTGATCTGGCCGCGCAAATCAAGCTGCAGCCGGCGCGTTTCTTCACCCATCACGCGGGAAGCAGCGCGCGCGCCGCCTTCCGTTTCCAGCTTCATGTATTCCGCGATGTTGCCGGTGACCTGCGCCACAAACTTCATCGGCGGCACATCACCTGCCAGGCGGTTTGCGTCACATCGCGCATGGGCTGGGAAACCACAGTCAATTCCGCAGCATCGGCCAGGATAAAGACATCACCGATGGCAATGGCCGGCAGATCAGCCACGGCCACGGAAAGTACGTCAGTCGCCTGTACTATGCTGGCGCCGAAGGCTTGTTCCGTCGCGTCTGGCGCATCACGCGCCACGCGCAGGGCCAAGGCCGGGCCCTGCCCCTGCGCGTAATAGGAAGCAGCCTCCGCCAAATCTGGATCAGACAGGATTATGGCGAAGGCATCATCCCAGGCGGTCACGGCATCACTCTTCCAGCGGTTCATCCACCGCGATTTCGGCCTTGCCTGCATTGATCAGCATGCGCGCGAAGGCAGCCGGCGCATGCAAAATCTCACCCACTTCGTGAATTTCATGGGCTGTGGAAAACTGACGAAGCACGCGCACACGCACGCCATCCGCCAGCACCGGGGCTTCGGTGGCGGAAGCAGAAGCCCCCGCCACCAGCGCCGCGGCCTTATCGGCCCTGGGCATCAGGTGATCGCCGTGGAGTAGCTGAAGGCGGCCGCGTAGCGGACACCGATATCCACGGTGTAGAAAGCGCGCACACCGGAAATGCCCGCCGCGAAGTTCGCGTAAGGGTTCACATCAAGTTCCAATGCGCCCCATTCACCAATCACAAGCTGGCTGAAATCACCAAACAGCATGCGGCCAGCGGCGATCTGGGTGGAAGACATGGCGGGGAAGCCCGCCACGCGACCATCCATCAAGCCACCTTCCCAAAGCGGCGTGTCGGTATTGGTGAAGCGCGAACGCCCGGCCAACAACGCAGCCACCGCAGGAGTGGTGACGTAGCCAGCAGTGCCAGCATTCACCAAAGCATTCGCCGACAGCACATCGGTCTGAAATTCCAACACGCCAGAATAAGCTAGTGTGGTGCCGGTCACAGAACCGATACCGCCCGTGCCCACAATGCCAAGCGGCTGGCCGGCAGAGCCAGAACCATTGATCGCCGCGTTATCCACGGCCAGCGCCACCACTGCCGCCAGATCATTCATCACAATCTGTTCAGCGGAAGGCGAAGACTGCAGCATCAACTGACGGCTGATTTCGGTATAGGCCGCCACGTTTTTCGGGCTGAGCGCCATCTGACCGAAGGTCTGGTCGGTTTCGCCAGCCGCCGTGGTTTCGTTCGCCAACCAAGCCGCCGTGGCCGAGCCGGTCTGCGTCGGCACGGTCACGTTGCCGACAAGGCCTGTCATCCGCGTGGCGCCCATCCGCATCGCCACACTGCGCGCGCGCAGGATGTCGATGAAGGACATATTGTCAGTGGCCACCAAGCGGCCACCAGCGGAAGCCGTCACAGCAGAAAGATCGCGCTGCTGAATATCGAGCGGCACGAAAAAGCTGCGCTTGCCCTGCTTGATGCCGAAGCGCTTGGAAAGTTCCTTGTGCGCTTCCATTTCCAGGCCGGCTTCCGACCAATCATTTTCACGCGCGGCATTCAGGGCGCGGAACAGGCTATAGCGTTCCACTTCCTTGCGCGTCATGTCCAGCATGGCAGGGGCCACGCCAAGCGGCTTGGCTTCACCCTGGCGCGCCAAAAGCACCTTGCCACGGAAGGACTCCAGGCTTTCGCCCTTCAGCACCGCGTCAACGCCCTGTTCGCGCACATTGGCCAGCGTGGCCAAATCCATGATTTCCTTCTGGCGGCGGGCTTCAGCCGCGCCGTCATCAGCCCGCGCGGCGGGCTGTTCCTTTACTTCCGGGTCCATGCCGGTCTCCTGCTTTTTGGGTTGCGGTTCAACAGAAGCCGGCGCTTCACGCCCCACGCCAACTGTCATGTCGGCAGGGATTGACACCAGGCTTACTTCCAGCGGACGCCAGCGCACCGCGCGATAGGTCTGCGGCTCCCCTTTCTTCGCGGGTTCTTCGCGAATATCCAGAAGCTCATAACCAACCGACACATTGGTGCGGATGCCATCCGCCACATCGCGCATCACTTCTTCGGCCAGTGCGCTTCTTCCGAAACGCACCAAAGCCCGGGCTTTCCGGTCCTCGCCAAGGGTGACGCCTTCCACCACACCCACCACCTGGCGGGCATCGTGATCCAACAGCAGCGGCGCAGTGCCGCCACCAATCCAGCCACGGTCCATTTCGTTTTCCGCGTGGCCGAGAACTTCAATGCCCCAGGACCGCTCCACCGGCGCTTCAGATGAAAACGCCAGTTCGATGCTGCGCGTTTCCTCATTCAGCGTGGTGCGCTCAAAGCTTGCAGCACGCGATGCGCGGCGTTCCGCGCCCTTGGGGAATTTCATGGCTCAATCATCCTCATCATCTGCATCGGGTTCAGCGGGTGGGGCTGGCGGCGGGCTGGCGGGCTGGATCAGATCACCCATCAGCGCCTTTTCCGCCTGCAATTCAGCCACCGTTTCAGCAAAATCACCGCCTTGCGCCGCCACCGTTGCGGTGCGGCTGGCAATACCCAGGCCCACAGCTTTTTCCACCGCAGCCACTTCCTTCAGCGGGTCCACCCATTGCCAGCCACGCGGCACAAAACGCGGCGCGTCGAACTTCCACATCTTGCCGGCAGGCAGGCCAATCGCGCCCGTGATCAGCGCTTCGCGCAGCCAGGCGGTGAAGATCGGCTCACACAATCCGCTGATCATCCAGTGTTGCAGCGTGCGGTATTCGTCGCGATCTTCCAGCGCGGTATGACGCAGGCCCGAATAATTCATATTTTCCGCATCATTCGCGAAGGCATTGTAGGAAACACCAGCACCGGCCGCGATTGGGCGCAGCATGGCAGCCACGAAGTCTTTGAACGCCGCATTGGGGTGCTGAGGGTCAAACTGCTGAAAATCCACACCCTTGGGCAGCAATTCGAAGGTGCCTGCGCTGGCTTCCTGCACCAGCGTGCCATCACCTTCCAGGTCGCCATCAGGCTCCGCATCCGCATCAATGCGGTAAAAGCCCATCTTGGCGGCGGCCACGCGCGCGGCGGTCAATTCCGCTTCGCCGTAGCCATCCAGCATCGCCAGCGCGCGAATCCCGTTGCTGATCCAGGGCACACCCCGAATCTGTTGCGGCCACTCCGGCAGAAACAAGTGGATCATGTCTTCAGCAGGCACACGCACGGTCTGGCGCAGCGGCACGCTCAGCGCCGCCGGGTCATCATTCGGCACGTGGCTGCGCATCCAATACGCAGCCGGGCGGCCCAGGGGCGTCAATTCCACGCCAGCGCGGACCACATTGCCCTGCGCTGTGCCTTCGGGGCGGCCATTTCGGTCAGTTTCAAGCTGGGAAGGGTCCAGCATTTCCATCTGCAAGCCGTATTCACCCGCGCGGTGCAGCCGCAGCAGCGCTTCACCATCCCGCGCCACAGCCAGCATCACCAGGCCGCACATATCCACCCAGGAATGCCGACCGGTTACATCGCAATTCCCGCGGCGGGACCAGCGCGCAAAGCCCGCTTCAATGCGGTCATTGGCGTTTTTATCCACACCCGTGCCACGGTCACTTTTGACCTGCATCTGAAGCGTAAAACCCTTCGCGCCCACCACATTGCGGCGCAGGCTTTTCAGGAAGCCCGCCGTATAGCCTTCGTTCTGCGCCAACCAGCGTGAACGATTGCGGAGCGTGTCCAACTGCCAGCGAATATCGCGGTTTGGCGCGAAGCCATAGCCACCCGGCAGATCAGCCAGCAGGCGCGAAGGCTGCGCACCAAGCCAGCCGCTTTGCCCGCGCTTGCCTTGCGGCGCCGATGTCCAGGTTGCCACAGCGCCAGGGGCGCGAAGTAACACGGGTTCAGCCTTGCGGCGGCGGAAGAAGTCCAGCAGCGCCATATCAGCCCCTTCCCATGCGCGTCAGCACGCGCCGGGTGCGCGGCCTGCCCGATGCCAGCGCGTTTGCTTCATTTTCGCGCCGCGCCTCATTCGCGTAATAATCCCGCAGTGCCAGCAATTCCGGGATCGGGATGCGCGCGATTTCGCGGTCACCGATCTTGATGCTGCGCTGATCCTTGGTCGCGCTGCCTTCCAGCATGGCTTCAATCGCGGCCAGGGTGCGCGTGGCATGGCCGCGCAGATCACCCGTGATGGTGGCCGGGTTCGGCAAGATAAAGATCGGCGCGCTATAGACTTGGAAGCGTTCAGCAGCCTTGCTTACCCAACCAATCAGCGTGGCCGGCACCCCGCGCGCGCTGATGGTCAGGCCGCCGGTTACCGCCGCGGTGAATGTTACCAGAAAACCGTCAGTTTCCGTGGTCGCGACTGCGGAAAGCGCCACGCCATCGCCCACCACGCGCCAATTATTCGCCCAGCCCGCGCTTGCCGGATATTCGGCATTCGCCCAGCGCCAAGCCCAGGTATCGCCCGCAGCCGCACGGAGCGGCGGAGCATCCAGCACTGCCATGCGGTGTTTCCTTAGAAGCGCGCGGCGAGACCGGCGCGGTTTTGTTTCCAAAAGCGGCTGCGCCCGGTTTTCGCGGGCGGCGGCGGCCTGGTGATGGGTTCTGGCGCTTCCGGCACTTCATCCGGGGCCAAATCTTCGCCAGCCAGATCATCCGGCTGGTCTTCTATGTCCAAAGCGGGCTGCATCGCGCGCTTCGCAGGCTGAAACAGTGTCAATTCTCGGGCTGCGCGATCCCAATCCGGCTCTTTCCAGCGGTCAATCCCGAGCAAAGAAGCCGCGGCGCGGGCATAAACACGGCCGTCCAGCGCTTCATTTCGCTCCCGCGTCTTCACCCATTCCTGCCGAAACACCCCGGCGCGGATTTTGTGGCGTCGGATTTCTTCCGAAACCAACTGCCGGCAGATTTCTTCGCCGGCCAAATGCTCTGGCAGAAACACATAACCGGGCGGATAAGGCGCACCGCTTTCGGCCGTGGGCTTTTCCAGACGCAACTGGCCGTAGAATTCACCCTTCAGGTAACTGGAACCAACCAGCCAGGGCTTCAACTGACCAACCCGCTTGCCTGAACGCTTCACATCAACCTTGCCACCTGGCGCGATGGCCTGGGGCTGATTATCGCGGCCCTTAACCGCGATCACCTTGCGCGCGCCCATTTTGCGCACGAAGGCATAGACCTCAGCCGTGGTGGTGCCGTCACCCGAATCAACTGCGGATAGGCGGATGGGCAGCGCGCCGCCCGATTCGTGCGGATAGACCGTTTCCAACACTGCGGAGACCTGCTCCCAGGTCCGCCACGCGAAGGGGCTGCCCACCACCACCACATGATCCACCAACCAGCTTTGCCGGTGACACCCCCAACCCCAAACAAACACTTCGATTCGGTTGCGCTGAACGTCAATGCCGGCGGTCAGAACCAGACCGCCCTTCGGAACAGTACCAGGCGCCCAGCTTTCGCGGCGATCATAAAGCCGCTGGAATTCCGGTGCTTCACCTGCAATGCGCCAGGCGCGGCCCAGCTTCTGCTGGGTGAAGGTTTTCAGGCCTTCGGGATCGTCTTTAACTTCTTCAAATTCGGCGGCCAGGTCCGCCCAAGAAATGGTAGGGCTATACAGCGCATTGATCGCGAAGCCCGCATGTTCCGTCAGCAGTTCAGGCTTTGCATGCACCCATTCGCCCTGCGCCAGCATCGCGGGGCGATCGATCGGGTCAATCCCGGTGCCACATTCGCTGCAATGGTATTGTGCCGCTTGCGGCTGCCCCTTCGGCCAGCGCAGGCTTTCCCATTCCAGCGTCTGCTTGGTATGGCAATGCGGGCAGGGCACCAGAAATTTGCCCTGGCTTGAAGCCTCATAAGCTGCAGTGACCCGGCAGGAATCTTCTTCCGCCGGCGTGCTGACTTTCAAGATTTTTTCGCGGCCCGCATAGATGATGGCGCGTGCTTCAAGCTGGCGAACCGGATCACCGCGGCCATCCGCATCCATCGGATAGTCAGAAACTTCTTCCATCAGCAGCACCCGAGCAGATCGCATCTGCAGGTTGGCCGATGAATTGGCGGTCAGAAGTTGCAAATATCCGCCAGGAAACCGCTTGAAGGTGGCAGTGCTTTCCTCACCGGATCGCGCCACCACTTCTTCCACGCGCGCCGCCAGGGCCGGGCTGGCGCTGATCATGGGATCAAGCTTCAGCCGATTATAGCCGCGCATCATGTCAATCGAAGGCAACATCACCAGCACGGGGGCTGGCGTTTCGGCCATCACCTGGCCGATTAAATTTAACGCCGCCTCAGACCCGCCGATCTGCGCGGATTTCAGGAACGTCACGCGCCTGGCCGGATGGCTGAGCGTCATCACTTCCATGATCTGGCGCAGATAAGGCACCCGATCAGTCTTCCAGCGACCAGGCCAAGGGCTGCCCGATTCGGCCGCCACAATGCGTTCCGCTTCCGCCCATTCCGCCACGTTACGCGGGGGAGCCACGCGGCAAGCGAAGGCTACTGCATTCAGCAGCAGCGCCTCAGCATCACGCGGCGGAGCGGTTGGCAGCATCCTCCATGAATTCCTTGTGTAGCCCCGCCATCACGCGGCGCTGTTCATCAGCCAGGCGGTCAGCAATGGCCGCGGGGTCGGTCATCGGCGCCAGCACCACGGCCAGTTCCACCCAGGCCTCTGAAAACTTGGCCATGGCACGCCCGAAAACACTGGTCGCGGCCTGCGCTACCGCATCGGCCTTCAGCACTTCGCGCTGCTTTTCCTGCAACTTCATTTCAGCCAGCGTGGCCTCTGCGGCTTCGCGGCGGGCACGTTCTTCGGCGAAGTTCGGGGCGCCGGCAGATGGCGCAGAAAACAGCGATTCGGCATCAGCGCTGGATGGCTTGCCGATCATTTGGTCAGCTAGGATGAAATTCACTTTGCCATCAGCCATCAAGGCCGGTGCGGCAAGCTTACCTTCGCGGATCAGTTTGGACACATACGCGCGGGAACAGCCCCGATGCGCGGCATATTCAGCCTTGGTGCCGACCGTCAATTTACCGTCAGCGGCCATCGTGAACTCCAATGAACCGTTTCAATGAACCCCCACACTAGAAAACTTGAGCGCGTTAGCCGCCCGCATACATTTTGGGCCAGGAAGGACCCATGATGATGGGCGCGCGATGGATGTGCGGGAGGGGTGCAGGGCATAAAAAAGTCCAGATGGTGGGGCCATCCGGGCGCAGATTCGCCTATTACTGGTTTCATGCACCGAAACGTGGCAGCGTGTCAACAGCATTCTTCCGCCGCCGCATTGGGCCAGCCGCGCAGCCCCGCGTAATGGTGCAGGCTACGCCTCAGCAGGCGTTCTGCCCGGCGCTGATCAATCCCGATGTCATTCGCCACTTGCCTGAGCCCCTTGCCATTGAACACCGGCCCCCGCGTCAGGTCTTCGAGCGTCGCATCCTTCGTCACTGGATACCGCCGAGCATACCGCCGCCATGGCACATAGGCGATCCGCACCAATTCTTCCGTGGCAATCAACTCACCCGTGCCATCGCCCCCAGATGGCAGCCGTTCCCGCAACTGAGACCGAACCAGCGGCATGCGCCCGCCTTCCGCATATTCAACCACGTGCCGCATTTCCAAAGCCGCCCGCCATTCGCATTGGCCGATCCTTCCCCGTTCCGCCAACTGCGCCAGCTTGTCAGACATCAGCCGCCGCGCGGCCCTGCGCTGCGCCCCTTCCGCTGCCCGTACAGCCGCTTCAGGGTCATATTGCACCGGCACCCTGAAAAACGGCGTTGCGTGGCACTGAGCCGCCACGGCGCGGGCTTCCTCGGCCATCGCACGCGCATGGGCCACTCCAATCGCGTGCCGAGCCATGCCATCCCCGGTCACCCACGCCTCGCCCGGCTGGACCACGCCAACCCCCAAGGTGATCCCCTTCACTGCCCGATGTTCCGCCATATCGCCGCCCCTTTCGCTGAATTGTCCCGCCCAACCAGAAACTGTCCCGCCCTTTGTCCCTTATCTATCTATCTATCTATCTGATTTCATTTATTATTATACATACCGGGACAAGCGGGACATGCGGGACACACCTATTTCCTAAATGCGCGCACATGCGACGCGCGCACACACATGAGGAAGTGCCCTGTCCCGCTTGTCCCGCTGTCCCGCATCTAGGCTTTTCAATGACTTGCCCGCTTCATGCGGGACAAATCGGCCTGTCAGCGGTACAAACAGCGGGACAGTTCAATCCATCCCGAGCCCCTTTGCCGCGCCCGAAGGCAGCAATTCAGGCGCCAGCCACACCGCCTGCGCCCTGTCATTCTCCCCTGAAAACCGCACGCGGGTCTTAATCGGCTGCGCGCGTATCTCCGCATCCCGCACCCTGGCCCGGAGCTGAGCCAGTACCGTGCCCCAGCGCCCGCCCTGCCATTCCGTTTGCTGATACAGCCTGGCCAGCGATGGCCTTCGCCCGGCTGCCACATACAGCCCAACCCGCGCCGCATCCCCACCATCAATGGGGTACGGGGCCAGTCGCAGCCCTATCTCGGCCAATAGCTTAGCCGCCGGCGCATCCGGTTCGCGCAAGGTGCGCTCCACCAATACCGCCACGGTTTCCGAATGGCCGGGCCCGGTCAGTACGGGGCATGACATCAGATGCTGCAGGCAGCGCGCAGCCGTGGTGTCTTCCGCCTGTTCAGCTTCCGTCACTACCCAACCCCAAGCCCATTCCAGAGCGGCTTCTGCCTGCGCTTCCGTCAAGGGCAGATCAGCCACCATGGCCTCGCGCGCGCCGATCAGCCAACCCAGCATATCCGCGTATCGCGGCGAACAGCCCGCACGGTTCAGCACCAGGCGCATCATGGCCGCATTGGCGTGGATGCGCGGCCAGGCGGCGATGGCGCGGCCCCACAAGGCCGGCGCTTCCTTCTGGCACCAGGATAGCAAGGCGGATTTTTCCAGGCTTGGCACACCGGGGGCGCGGGGCCAGAGCATCAGGCGCAGGATGCGCGTGGTTTCCGCACTATTCGCCACAGGCGCGCCAATGGCGCCCATCACAGCCGTGCCCACCACTTCTGTCACCACGGCGGTCTGGCTGCCCTGCCCCCGGAAGGACCGGCTACCTTCCCCGGTCACAATCCGCCGGAGCATGGCCAACACGCGCAGCAATTCTTCCCCTTCAAATTCATCCAGGATCATCGGCGCCGCGCGCTGATTCATGCGCTGGCGCAACCCGGCTTCCGTGGTGTCATTCGTCATTTCACCAGCCGGGCAAAGCGCGGCCAGAATTTCCAACAGAGTGGATTTCCCCGCACCTTCCTGCCCATCAATCATGGCCAAGGGCCGCATCGGCGCCAGCGCGCCAAGGTTCGCGATCACCCACCAACCCAGCAGCATCCGATCTGACGCGCCGTTTTCCCAATTCCACTGCCGGAACATGGCTTCGGCTTCTTCCGCCAGCGCGGCGCTGCCCGCTTCCGGCCGGCCATCCTGCCCATCATGCGGCTGCGCTATGGCGCGCGCCGCGATATAGGCAATGCCATCCCGAATAAAACTGGGCTTGCGCGCCCCATCAGCAAAGAAAACATTGGCGCCGGCATGCACCACGGGCTTGCCCTGATGCAGCCAAACCCCAGGCCCGCGGCGCGGCGTGGTGGGGTCAAACAGCCCCACCTCTGTCATGCGTTCAGCCAGGGCCTTGTGCAGCTTGCGCGGGCTGTAATCCCCGGTCTTCATGCCTTCTTTGTCGAACTCCGGGAAATAGCGCGCCGCCCAACCCGTGGCGTCCCCACCCAGCAGCGCATTCAACGCGCCGCGCGCGGAAAGCTTGCCAGCCTGGATCGCGATGATCTGCCGATACGCATCCACAAACCACCAGGTCTCCCCATTAACGCCCAGGCATTCCACAGGCGCGGCGGACCAATCCAAGTCTTCCGGCGGGGGCGATTCGGGCGGCGGAGCATCACCGCCCCCACCCCGGCGCTTGCCCTTGCCGCCTTCCACCACCTTCAACTGCCTGCCAGCATCATTGAGGGCGCGGTCAAATCCATCATCGAAGGTCGCCGACACGTGGAACCCCCCTATAGCCATTCGCCCGGCACAAGCGCCGCGCGGCTTCAAATTCCGACACCGCCCAGATGTATTGGCCAAGGCTGACAAAGCTGCGCCCCCGCGCACCGCCCGAACCCGTGATCCAGTCACCGGAGACAGTGCAGACCCAAACCGAATGCTGTTCGGGCGCTTCCATGGCGGATGCCATCAGCAGCACCGGCCATTCCAGCTTGTCATCGCGCAGCGCATTCACCTGGGGCAGCCGCGCTTCATACCAAAGCGGCGTGCCGCAGCGCGGCGCTGTCATCAGCCGCCGCGTGAGGCCCAGCGACACCATCGCGCGCGCCATGTGGCCCGCATCCTGCTTCGTGAGTTCTTCCGGGAAGGCCCAGGCAATTTGCTCACCGGCTTTGGTGCCGCGCTTGGGCAGCGGCGCGTAAATGCCGGTGTCCAGGCCACGCGGTGCAAGATCAGGGGCGAGGGCGGCTGCGCTCAATTTACGCAGCCTTCCAACAAGGCGCGCATATCCGCATGGCAGCGCTGGATATTTCCCGCATCCTCCTTCAGCCGCCAGATCTTTGCTTGGCTCAGCAGCTTTGCCAAATCCATTTCAATGCTGGGCAGAGGTAAATCCAGCAATTTCATCATGTCCGTATGCGCCATGGCCAAATCATCGTAAGCGCGCATCTTCAGCCATACTTCCGCAAGCGTCAGAAGCGTCAGCAGCTTGGCAGCCAGGTCTGCGCTCATGCGGTCCCCCTTGGTGGCGCAGCGGCCAGCGCTGCCATGCGGCGCGCCCGCGCGGCCAGGATGTAGCCGCCCACAAGATCAACCGTGGCGCGCGCGGCCTGTGGCCATTCACACTGGCGCCGATCTGCCAGGGTATTCTGCGCCATCAGCGCCGCCAGAACCCTTTGCCCCTGATCCACATTCAACCCATGCCGCGCCAGCACTTCGCGCACTTCCTTGCCTGCGGCACCAAGCCGCGCGAATTCCGCCCCATCACACATAGGCAGGAAACCTTCCGCGTGCGGGCGGGCCTTGCCATGCGCGATCCTTTGGCCGGGGGCGAGCATCATCTTCCGCCGCCCCGCGCTTGCTGAAACATCGCGCGTGATGCGCTGGGCAGTAAGCGCTATCTTGCCGCCCTTCTTCGTTCCGCCGCGCCGGCGCATCGCAAAAGCGCGGTTCTTCCCCCAGCAGCCTCTCCTTGTCGCCCCACATCGGAAACCGACAGCCCCGCACCGGAAAAAGCTGCGGCCGAGGCCTGGAAGCCTCAGCCGCAGAGTTTGCAACAGGGAGGAAAGACACATGCGCGGCAGTCGCCGCCGCGCTCGGCCCGGGCTGGGCAGATGCCTCAGCCAAGCTTTGGTGGGCGACGGGCGCCACCCTGGAACCCCCAACACCCGTCGCCCGAAGCCGTGCGGAGGAACCAACGCGCGGCTTATTCTTCACACCTTCAAGCGCCGCCGGCAGAGGCCGCGCATCCAGCTTCAGCCGATGCGCCTTGCCAACCACGGAACCCTTGGACACGCCAAGTTCATTGCCGATTTCAGAGAAGCTGTAGCCGCGCGCATGTAATTCGCGCAGCCGATCAATCATTCCGGGCTTGTCCCATGGGCCAGGAGGCGCGCTCATGGCTGGCGCCTTGCGCTTTGCTGCACCCAGCGCGCGCGCCGATACGCCCATTCACCAAGCGCCACCAGGCCATCCGCAACCTTGAAAGCGCCGGCAGAAATGCCGCGCCATATCGCTGCCTTGATCATTTCTTCACCCCCTCCAAAATCGCCGCCGCTTCTGTGGCAACAGCAACCAAATCCAGCATTTCCTGCCGCAGCACCGCGCGTTCACCATCCGTGATGGCGCCATCCGCAACCGCGCGCCCAAAGGCCGCGAAAACCTCACCGGCATTTTGCCCGACTGCGGCGATGGCGCTGATGGCGCAGCCGCTGACAGGTTCCACATGCACCAGCGCCAGGCCGTGCATGCCGGCCAGCAGCTTTGTGACCACAGGCACACCCGCCGCGCGTTCCAAATCCGCCACAACATCAAGTGCAGGAAAGCGATCTTTCGCTTCCTGATCATAGCTTGCTGCCAGATGCGTCTTATTCACCCGCGTGGCAGCCGCCGCCGCTTCCAACCCGCCCGCTTGCTGCACCAACACCCGAAACCCGGTCTTGAGCGCGCGGCGTTCTTCTTCCGTGGTCAGGTGCATCAGCGCGCCCCCATCGCGGAACCATTCCGCATGACAAACGCGAAAGCCTTCGCCATATTCCGGCAGAGAAGGAGAATGACGCGATGCTGAAACCAATTACCGCCGCCGCCCTGGGGCTGTTGCTGACGGGGTGCGCCAAGATGGAAGCCAACATGTCCATGGCCTACGGCTTGCTGCGCGTGGAACCGCACCCGGCTTATGCCGACAGCGTGCGCATCACCACGGTTGCCAGCACTGTCCTTCTGGACCCGCTGGGCCGAGGCACCCCTGAAGGCCCGCGCAATGTGGTCAACGCCCTGTTTGGCGACAAATGCAAAGACGCGCCGATCATCGAAGAAGGCCGCATCAAGCTTGCCGCGGGCCGGGAGGATGCGGTTTTGCGCGTGATCTGCCCTGAAGCGCGAAAATGACATCAGGCGGCACCCCGCAAGCGATCAACGCGATGCACCGCCAGTTCCTGGGCGGTCACCGCCCCATTCGTCGCCTTTTCAACCGCAAGGCAGCGGGTGTCCGGCACCCCATAACGGCGCCAATCCGCAAGGGTTCGGCTGGAAATACCAATACTGCTGATGAAGGCATCAAGCCCACCAGCAGCTT